GTTCTTTTAATTTAGGTTATAAAGTCGCTTCTAAGTTTAATCTTCCAGAATCATCAGCTGAAATGAAAGATGGACTTCTTAAAATTTCAATACCATTTGCTGAAGAGGCTAAACCAAAAGCACTTAAAATAAAGTAATAGTTTTCGATTAAAAACGTGCCCTAGCGCAATTTTGGTCGTATATTCACGTTATAATTAAATAAATGTTATGCGAAAAACAAAGGAATCAAAGCAGTATACCCGCTACATCAAAGATCCACTAATTGAACCTTATTACATTCAATTAGATGACTACTGCTACGCAGTTCAAAAAGGTATTACCGCTGAAGAAAGTGGTAAAGAATATCAACAAACTCTTGGATATTATACTAGTCTAGGCAATGCTCTTGAAGCAATTGCTAAAGACGAGGCTATGAGTGTTAGTTATAATACAATCCAAGATTACATCAACAAATATAATCAAATCGTTAACCGTTTAAGTCAAGTTATTAAAATATGATTGAAGCACTTTACAATGCTGTCGTAGTACAGCCAATTGAACTAGAAGAAACAACCTATGGCAACATTGTTGTCCCGGATCTAGGCAATGAAAAAAATAAAACCGCTAAAGTAATCTCAATAGGACCAGGTGCTCCCTCAGTTATGGGAGGTATTTTACCTACAACTCTAAAAGCTGGAGATGTAGTAGTACTACCTACTATGGGATTCACCAAATTCGAATACAAAGGAGAAGAGTATTGGATTGGTCGTGAAAACGATATTCTAGCTAAAATTGCTCCTGAACTAACTCCTATTGAAGAAGTATTAGCCCAAACCGAAGTAACCGATAAAGAAAAAGAATATTTAACCCGCGAATAATGAGTAAAGTAATTGAATTTGGACCTGAAGCACGTAAACAACTAGTTTCAGGCATTGATAAACTAGCAGATGCTGTAGTAGCAACTCTTGGACCTAATGGTCGTAACGTAGTAATCGTTAACGAAATGGGTCAAGTACAGTCAACCAAAGATGGTGTAACTGTAGCTAAATCTATCACTCTATCGGATAACGTAGAGGAAGTAGGAGTTAAAATGGTAAAACAAGCAGCTATTAAAACTGCTGATGTAGCCGGAGATGGTACTACTACCTCAACCTTGCTAGCACGTGAAATGGTTAAAGCTGGTTTAAATCATTTAAATAACGGAGCAAACGCTGTAGAAATTAAGCGTGGTATTGATGTTGCTGTAAAGCAAGTAACGGATTTAATTCGTCATCAAATCAAAGAAGAAATTTCAAGCGAAGAACAACTTGAACAAATCGCTACTATATCAGCTAACAATGATGCTGAAGTAGGTAAGTTGATTGCAACTGCTTTAAATAAAGTAGGACGCGAAGGAGTTGTTTCAATCGAAGAATCAAATACAGGTGAAACATATCTTGAAACAGTAGAGGGTATGCAGTTTGATCGTGGTTACAAGTCACACTACTTTGTAACTGACAACTCAACAATGTCTACTTATCTTGAGAATCCATTTATTCTCATTGCTGAAAAACGTTTTACAACTGTAAAAGATTTACTTCCTATTCTAGAGGGAGTATCTAACCAAAACCGTCCACTATTAATCATTGCTGAAGACGTTGAAGGTGAAGCACTTGCTACACTTATCGTTAACAAAGCACGAGGTACTATTAAAGTTGCAGCTGTTAAAGCTCCTGACTTTGGTGATCGCCGTAAATTGATCTTGGACGATATTGCAATTCTAACAGGAGGTCAGGTATTTAGCACCGATAAGGGCATGCGACTTGACAAATTCAGTTGGGATTGGTTTGGTTCAGCCCGTAGTATAACAATAACAAAAGATCAAACAACCATTATAGATGGAAGAGGAGAATCTGAGTCAATACAAGCACGTATTGAAGAGCTTCAACAGCAAATCGAAAAAGCAAAGACCCCTTTCGAACAAGAAAAACTTCAAGAAAGGCTCGCGAAATTCGTCGGAGGAGTAGCTATCGTTCATGTCGGTGGAAACACTGAAACAGAAATTAAAGAAAAGAAAGACCGTGTAGAGGATGCCCTTTACGCAACTAAAGCCGCTATTGAAGAGGGTATCGTCCCTGGTGGTGGTGCTGCTCTTATCTACGCCCGCGAGGCAATCAATCGCTCAAATATTGGAGCAGAGATTGTTTGGAAAGCTTGTGGTAAACCATTTGAACAAATTCTTGTAAACGCTGGATTCAGCTCTACAGAGGCACAAATGGTAGGTCTACAACTTGATACTTCTAATACCTGGTTGGGTTACAACATCAAAGAAGAAACAGTTGTAAACATGAAAGAAGCAGGTATTATTGACCCCGCTAAAGTAACTCGAACTGCACTTGAAAATGCAGCTTCAGTAGCAGGAACAATATTACTTACAGAGTGTGTTGTAGTTGACAGCCCCGAGGATAAAAAACAATCTGACCCAATGGCTGGTATGGGAGGTATGTTCTAATGGATACCCAAGAAATAGAAAAAAACATTCAAATCGCTGAGCGAGTTCCACCTGGTGACAGGTGGAAACTCCTCAACGGTGAGAAAGTTTATGATTCATTAACTGAGGTATTAAATGCTTGGTATCAACAAGCAACTAATAAACCCCAGGCGTTTAGGCTTGAACCTTTAAAGGGAAAGTTGTATATTATTACAACCGAGGAAATGGAAATACCAAAACCGGAACCTAAGAAATACGACCTATATGGTGACTTCGAATAAAGAACATACTCTGTTAGTTGAAAAATATCGCTCTAAAGGTTTAGATGAATATGTAGGTAATGAAAATATTAAAGCTACTATAGCTAAATATTTAGAACAGAACGACATACAAAATCTTATCTTCTATGGTGGACCAGGAACCGGCAAGACTACTCTTGCTAAGCTTATTGTTAATAATCTGGAGTGTGATTATCTTTACATCAACGCTTCAGATGAGCGCGGTATTGAGACTATTAGGGATAAGGTTTCTGGCTTTGCTTCGTCGGCGTCTTTCAAGCCTCTTAAAATCGTTATCTTGGATGAAGCGGATTTTTTAACAATCCAAGCCCAAGCATCACTTCGTAACGTAATCGAGACATTCTCACGTAGTACACGTTTTATTTTAACCTGTAACTATGTAGAGCGTATTATTGATCCCCTTCAATCACGTTGTCAGGTACTCAAAATTGTACCACCTTCTATGAAGGATGTTGCTCGTCACATAGCAGGTATTTTAGATCAAGAAAATATTACTTGGGATAAAGAAGCACTAGGTACTATTGTTAAACAATACTACCCAGATATTCGTAAAATTTTAGGTACAGCACAGTTATCTACTATTAATAACACACTTAAACTAGATAAATCAATACTTGTATCAAACAATTATGTTGAGCAAGTTATAAACGAGCTTAAAACCGGTAAAAACTGGAAAACTATTCGCCAAATAATCGCTGATTCTAATATTAATGATTACGATGAATTATTTAAAGCACTTTACGAGAACGCTTCAGCATATGCTGAGGGGAACGAGGGCATGATAACAATTATTATTGAAGAATATCAATACCACTCTAATTTTAGAATTGATAAAGAAATCAATATTATGGCTTGTATAGCTAAAATTATCCAAATTTTGTGAACCATTTCATTAAATATACTTTAACTTGGATTTCAGGTAATTTGTCAATACCATTTTGGATGGTTGGGCATATTCATTTGACTACTAATGTTTATGAGGATATACATGAAATTATAGCATCATTTGGAATGAATATTATAGTAGCACTCGGCTTCTATATTGATTGGATTAAACACAAAAAAGAAAACTCATGAATCAAAACCAAGATCTTAAACTAAATATTGATCTAAAAAACACAGAAAAAGTAATTACCCCAGATGGTAATTATGTAGTAGCTGAAGGTATTATTTTACGTAAAGCATCACGTTTTGCTGTAGGTACTGCACAAGATGCACTTATTCCCATCCCCGTATTTTACGATGTTAAAACAGGCGCAATTCTAAAAGAAACTCTACCAGGTGACATCAAAGACGACTACGAAGACACTATTTGATTGGCTGGAAGAAATAACAGTTAAAAAGACTCCTTCGGCTAACTTTACCGAAGAGTCATGGGATTCATTTAATTCTTATATGGTTCATAGATATTTATCGATGGATATAAATTACGTAGAACTCGTAAATTATGTCCAAAAGATAAATCCACAGAATAAGAAACAAATTTATACCATTTACAGAGAAATGATCCCAAAGAAAAAAGTTTGGTTAAAATATATCAAACCTAGTAAAAAACAAAGACCACCAAGTATAGCAGAGTACATATCAAAATATTATGAGTGTAGTTTAGGCGAAGCCGATCACTACATTGATATAATTCGAGAACCTGGTGTTCGAGGTATTTTGTGGCAAATGGGAATCGATCAAAAAGAACAAGATAAATTAGTAAAAACTCTATAAATGGATAGCCTACATAAATTAATTGAAAAATATGGTAGTGATAAAAATGCAAGTAATTACACAGATTCTTATTTGCGTTTTTTTGAACCTTTAAAAGACGAAAAATTAAATATATTAGAAATAGGATTAGGTACTATCATTCCTGGAGCTAAAAGTTCAATGCATGATTGGAAAACTGCTCAAGTGCAAGATTATAGACCTGGGGCATCTTTAAGAGTATGGCAAGATTTTTTTAAAAATGCTATGGTGTATGGGGGTGATATTCAAGAAGATACACAATTTACTGATGATAGAATTAAAACTTTTTTATTTAATTCTCAAAATAGCATAGAATGTAATCAAACTTTGAAAGATTTAACATTTGATATTATAATAGATGATGGAGATCATGATGCTATATCTCAAATTAAAACTCTATATAATCTTATTCATAGAGTTAACCCTAAAGGTTTTTATATAATTGAAGACGTTACCCCAGGAAATGCTGATCAAATTTTACCTTTTTTAGCTCCTCTTATACAAATATTAAATTTAGAGGCTTATATTACAGATCCTGAAAAAAATCTTATTATTTTAAAATTTAATTAAAACTCTCTAAATGGAAGAACAAGCAGGTTACGGTAATCTAAAAGCAGTTGCAGATTTCGAAAAAACATACCCTGAATTAGCATACGAATTTCAACAAATTCAAAAAGAACAATATGAATTGTTTGCTAGTAAAATGATGGATTATGGTCTTCAAAATATTGCCCTAGGTTCTACCCTAGAAAAAGAAGAAGACATTAATCTATCTATCACAGGTATTTGGCTTCGTTGCAATGATAAAATCAATCGTTTAAAAAATATGCTTCAGCGTAATGGAAAAAATTACGTTAAAGGAGAAGCAATGATTGATAGTTTTATAGACATCTCAAACTACGGGATTATCGCCCAGTTAGTTATGAGAAGTAAGTGGAAATGATAAAATTAATTATTTTTGATTTAGATGGAGTTCTAGTCGAAGCAAAAGGTATTCACTTTGATGCTTTAAATAAAGCATTAGGTGAGTATGCTATCGACTGGAACGAACATCTTTCAATTTATGATGGTTTAAAAACCAATCAAAAATTAGAAATGCTTCACGAGCGTAAGGGATTACCCAAAGAACGTTTTAAAGATATTTGGGAAAATAAACAAAAATATACTTTAGAAGAACTTCGTGCTCTTAAACCTAACCAAACTTTACAATCAGTAATGTCTGCTTTAGTAGAAGATGGGTATAAGTTAGCAGTATGTTCTAACTCAATTCGTAAGACAGTGTTGACTGTACTTTCTAAATTAGGAATAATAGAATTTATGGATTTAATTATTTCTAATGAGGATGTTAAAAACAGTAAACCTCACCCTGAAATGTATTGGAAAGCAATCTCAATGATGAGTTGCCTCCCAGAAGAAACGCTTATAGTAGAAGATTCACCTTATGGATTATTAGCAGCATCTCGAGCTAAAGCCCATATACTACGAGTTGCTAATTCTAAAGAAGTTACGTATACTAATATCCTAAACAAATTAATAGAAATAGAAAACGGATACGTTATGAAATCACCTGCTTGGAGAGACGAAAAATTAAATGTACTAATCCCAATGGCTGGTGCTGGTTCTCGTTTTGAACAAGCAGGTTATACATTTCCAAAACCCCTTATTGATGTTAAAGGTAAACCTATGATCCAGGTTGTAATTGAAAACCTTAACATTAAAGCTAACTATATTTACATTGTTCAAAAATCTCATAGAGAAAAATATAACTTAGACACTTTACTTAACCTTATCACCCCAGGTTGTAAAATTGTAGAGGTAGAGGGAGTTACTGAAGGGGCAGCTGTTACAGCTTTAATGGCTAAAGAACATATTGATAATGATGCTCCTTTATTTTTTGCTAACTCCGATCAATTTGTAGAATGGGATTCAAATGAATTCATGTACAAAATGAACGAAACTAATGCTGACGGAGGTATTGTTACTTTTGAAGCAACCCATCCTAAATGGTCATTTGCTAAAATAGATGAAAATGGTTTAGTAACTGAAGTAGCTGAAAAAAATCCTATTTCAAATATTGCTACAGTAGGATACTATTACTGGAAACATGGTTCTGATTTTGTAAAATACGCAGAACAAATGATTGATAAAAATATTCGTGTTAATAACGAATTTTATGTTTGCCCAGTGTTTAATCAAGCTATTAAAGATTGTAAGCGTATTCGTACTTTTAATATATCTCAAATGTGGGGGTTAGGTACACCTGAAGATTTAAAATATTATCTAGAAAATTATAAATAAATGAAACCTACTACATATCATTCTGATTGGCAGGTAAATAGAATAAACTTTATTTTGTCCAAATATCCTAAAGAGTTTTTTAAAGATAAAAATATTCTTGAATTAGGAGCTTTTAATGGGTATATAGGAGCATATTTTCAAAGTTTAGGAGCTAATGTACATTGTATTGAAGGGCGTCAAGAAAATGTAAATCAAATAAAGTTAGATTATCCTCAATTAAGTGTAGAATGCAGTAATTTAGATGTTGATTATTGGAATTTTGGAAAATGGGATATTATAATTAATTTTGGTTTATATTACCATTTAGAACATAATCATAAACTACATTTAATTAATTGTTTAAATAATTGTAATTTAATGTTTTTTGAGTCTGTTATTTTTGATAGCAATAAACCTGTATTATTTTATCGTAATGAATCTGGTATAGACCAGTCATTAGGATCTACTGGAGGAAATCCTTCAACTTCATACATAGAAAATATATTAAATAGTCATGATGTACTCTATAAAAAATTTTCAGATAAAAGTCTAAATGGAAATTTACATCACTATGATTGGGTTGATGCTAATAGTCAAGTGTTAGATCAATATGCTCGAAGGTTTTGGGTGATACAAAGAATTCATATTTAACTTAAATGAAAACAGCGGTTTTAATTACAGGTAAATTAGACTATTTTAAAGAAACTTATAATAATATAAGTGATAGGTTATTATCATTTTTAGGAGATTATGATGTTTTTGTAAGTACTTGGGATTTATCTGAACAAGATAAAACTGATTTAATTTCACTTTACAACCCTAAAATATTAGATACTGAGGTTTTTAATGAAAACACAAAATATCTAATTCATAATCATTTTAATTATCAAAAAGCTTTAGATATAGAACCTAAATTTGGGACTAGAAATAGTCTTTATATGTGGTATAAAGTAAATAAAGGTTTAAATCTAATTAAAGAATATTCTTTATTTAATAGTAT